TACATCTTTTAGTTTCTTCTGCAAGTCAATCAACTTATCAGTTGTGTCGGCAACACTTTTAATCAACTGACCAGCAACTTCATATGCCCTAGGACTTCCACCTTCACCAGCAAGTTCCATAATACCATTGATTGCTTCTTGCCCCTTCTCAATCAATGAATATAAGTTTGCTCTTGTATATTCATAATCTTTTGAAATATCAGTCTTTTGCTCAGGTTTTTGAATACTCTTCGGAGTATTCTCAACCTCAACAATACTACTCTCTACATTTAGAGCATTATCAATAGCATCAAATTCAGACATAAGTTATCAAATATCAGTTTGTTGTGTGGGACTATATGCTTTAGCGTCCCCCAAGAATTGCCAATCTTCATCAAAGTCAAATGGGTCTCCTGGATTTGCATCAATTGGATCTGGAACAACTGTGTATCTCATTTCACGCTTAGCAGTTGTTCTATCAGTATCAGCATACATATCAACTTGAACCTTACGAATAAGACCTTCGGAACTATCAGCAACTGGACCAAACAGATATGTTTTTGCTGTGAATTGGAAAGTATATATCAGTGCTCTTCTTGTAGAAAAATCTCCTTCATAATCATCTTGAAATGCTACACTATTTAAGACAACGGGAATATCTCTCTTTTCTCCAATAGATTCAATTAAATCTATTGTTATATTTAATGAAGGTTGGAAGTAAGGAAGAATCTGCTCTACAATTTGTAAACAATCATCATTGAGTTTAGAAAGAACGCTCAATTCAAATCCGATGTTATATGGAACAGGCATATAAACCTTTTTCATTCTGTTATTTTCATCAACAGCCTTAAAAGTTTGAGTTACTCCAGCCTTTCTTGTAGGATCATAATCAATAGAAGTCATTTCAAAAGACATTCTTGGAAGAGTAATCTGAACAGGTTTATTCAGATTTGCTTGTTGATCCAATCTTGCTAAAAACTTTTGAGATGGTCCATAAGAAAGAGGAACCTTCATCTCACTGATTACACCATCAGAGGAATTCTTGTGCTTAATGGTTATATCATTAAATAAAGTTCCAAAACCAATAATAGTTTTACGAATAATTTCGTGATAGTGATAAGTTCCTAGCATTAATATGTACCAAAGGGATTAGATTCTGTAAAGTCTAAAATAAGATCTGCTTCTTCTTCAATTTGTTCATTTTGCTTATATTTATCAGTCGTAGTGTTAGCGGTTGATACATTAATCGTGTATGAAGCACCAGATTTAGCACCAGTAATGATTTCACCAGGATAGAATGTTCCTGAAGTGATTCCAACCTGAAGAATGTATGTGTCTGTATCCCATCTTTTTGTTTGTGCAGTAGCACCAGATGTTTGACCTGTAATAGTTTCGTTTTTCCAGAAGTTTCCTGTTCCAACAGTGTTTGCTGTTCCAACTGTAATTGTTGGAGCAGAGACATAACCAGAACCAGAGTTTATAATCCTAATTCCAGTTACCTGACCATTATTATTAATGACTGATTTAGCAGTTGCTGTAGTTCCACCACCAACTGGTGCTGCAATAGTTATAACCGGTGCTTGCGTATATCCCTGACCAACTTCACTCATAGTAATAGAACCGATTCCACTAGTGCTTATACCGCAAGTAGCAATAGCACCAAATCCTCCACCACCACTAATTGTGACTGTTGGTGCAATAGTGTATCCAGCACCAGGATTTGTTAGGAGTATTTCTTTAACTGAGTTAACACCACCTTTAAATGTTGTGATAGCAACTGCCTGTGCAGTAGTTCCACCTGCAGGTGCATCAGATATTGTTACGGTTGGACTACTGGTATAACTGTAACCATCATTATTAAGGAATATCTCTTGTACACCACCACTGACTACTGTGGTAGTTGCTGTTGCATCAGTTCCAGCAGATACGAGTTGAAGGTCAATAATATATCCAATATCCTCCATTACAGTGTTTATTTCTTCAATTGTTGTATCAATATTTTCATCTTCATATTCGAAGAGCTCACACTTGAGTTCGTAAATATAATTCTTACCTAACTGGTAAAAAGGATTTTCGTGCTCTACAAACTTTACTTCAAATATTCTCTGACCTAAGGGGAAGTAGATTATATCTCCCTCTCTTGGTCTTGTGGAAACCTCATACTCAGAGTCATTTCCATCCTCCAAAAATGGAGAAATGAAGTCTTCAAACCTTTCTTTTGAAATTGTAAGAGATAACTCATCTCTTATACTCATTCCAAATTTTGTTAAAATATCTCCAGCACCACTATAACCATCATATGTGTTTACATATGCCTCAAGTAAGAAATTATCATCAAATTTTGATGACTGAACTTCTTCAATAATGGTTTGTCTTCTTACATACTTTCTTGGAATATAATATACTTCAACACCATAAATTTTGAGTTGTTCATTAATCAACTCCTGAACTAATCTTTGCTCTCCAGGAGAGCCTTGTAAGAAAAAGGGGTTAAGTGCCATTATCCAATAAAGTCGTAAGGTGGAAGTTCATAATCCATAGACATTCTAGATTTAATGTCTGCTAATTCTCTTTCAGCATCTTCATAAATTTCTCTACCATTTAATTCAATACCACCAGGAAGTTTAACTCCTCTAAATTTGATTAAGTTCTGACCCCACTGTCTCTTAATCAGGGCAGTCAAATATTTTTTGAGGAAACTGTCGTTATATACATCGGTGAATGTATTTGGATCTAGTATTCTGTAGCAGTCTAAAATAAGATAATTTCCTACATTCTGTGCCTGCCAGTCAATATCCAAATAAAGTCTATCTTGTCTCTTATTAAATCTAATCTGCTTATCAGTAGTAAGTAAGAAATCGATATCTTCCAAATAACTTTTGACCATAGAATATTGAAGTAATTCTACAGAGTTAAAATAATATAGGTCATTTAAAAATAACTGATATTTGATACTAAACATTCCACCAGATATTGCGCTAGTATCAAATCTGAAAACCTTTTCAATACCAACTACAGAGTCTGGGACTTGAATAAAATTCGAAGTTTCATAGTAATTTGAAGTAGTTGTTCCGTATCCTGGAATCGATGTTGAGGTTGCACTAGTAGTTACAATACCTGCTGTATTTGTGCTTGAACTATTACTAGTCGCTCTTCCTCTATCAATATCTGCCTGAGTAATTTCATACTTCAAATACATCCTCTCAACGCCGTCAAAATGACGCTCCTGGAAGTATTGAAGGGCATCATCAACCAAATCGTCTATCTGGTCGTCATCAACATTAATCTCCAATACAGGGGCACCTAGACGCCTTAAACAGTAGTCTATCAGTCCCTGGCGTGTTGATGGTTTTGCCATTAGAATCCCTCAGAAGATGAATTATCTGTTTTTTTAGTAGTTGTTTTAGGTTTTGCTTTCAACTTCTCATTTTCTGTGGTTAGTTGATTAACTTGACCAGTTAATTCTTCTATCCTTTTGGCGGAAGTTTTTAATCTTGCTTCCAACGCAACAGTTTGAGAAAATAAATCAAATGATTTTTGTTGATATGTTAAAACCAAAGTTTGATAATCTATTTCATTCATAGCAGAATACAAAAAAAGGTGGAGAATACCCTCCACCCATATTTATAAGTTATTTGTTATTTATCAGAATGTACCTGCATCAATAGTGATATTCTCTAAGAATCTTTCGGAACCAGTGCAACTGATTACCTGAGATTGACCTGCACAATCATTGACCCAAAGACTTCCAATTTCTACACCAGCATATGTTGTTGCTGTTAAGACGCTACTTGATTCCGTAACAACCGATGCGAGTGCGATTCTTGATACCGAATCGTCCCAATAAACCGCAGCAAGTCTAGCAGCACTATCATAATAATTGAATATGACGCCAACATCAATATTCAAATCGCTAGTTGGTGGAACAAGATTTCCACCACTATTGATAAGTCCAACCTCAATCAGACTATCTTCAACAAGAAGTGATTCTGTGTTAACCTGAGTTTGAGAACCAGTTACAAATAAATCACCTTGAACTGTAAGGTTGGTGCTAATAGCAACAACACCAGTTGAATCGGTAATTGTGATGGAAGAAGTTCCATCTTTCGCCTTAATGTTTGTTACTTCAAGGTTTGTGGTATCTATAGTGGTTGCTACTGTTAAAGTGCTACCATCAAAAGTTAAATTTAAACTATCTTCAAGAGCACCAGATGTTCCAGCAAGAACAACTCTACCAGAAGTCAGGTCGCTAACAGTTGCGGATGAAAGTGTTGTTTCACCACCAGAAATATCAGCACCACCATTACCATCAATTTGACCAGTAAAGGTTGATATACCAGTTACAGATAATTGATCTAATACAGTACCACCAGAAATATTAATTCCACCATCAGCATCAATAGCACCTAAGAAGGTTGAAACTCCAGTTGTATTAGAAGCATAGAAATAACCTGCTTCAGCCTTAGTTGTTGTGTTTCCAATAAGACCATAAGTACCTCCCGATTCATCCCCAGTTATAAGACCAATTGCAAGAGTTGGGAAACTTATATTCTGTGCCTGACCAGAAACTCTGAAAGAACCACCTCCAGAAAGAGTTTGTCCACTATATCCAGTGTCCCCAGACTCACTGTGGAAGGTCATGATTCTTTGACCTACTGGACTTCCTCCAAGTGCAAGACCAGAACCTGCATCAACACGACCAGTATTACCATCAATTGTGACAGATGCTGTACCAATAGTTAAAATACCGGTAACACGAGCATTACCATCAACAAGTAATGTTTCACTATATGATGTATTTTCCGTTACTGCTGTGCCTACATAAACGGTTCCAACTCCACTGGAAGCACCAATTACAGCACCAGAAGAGAATGTACCTACTCCAGAGAAACCAGCATTTCTCCATCTTTTTGGAGTTCCAGTTTCACCAATATCATAAGTTGCATCAGTATTTGGTATCAAACTTGATACAAATTCACCAGCGACATTAATATCATCAGTATTCGCGTCACCAAGATTGATTGTGCCGCCATTAAATGTTACCGAACCAACGAATGTTGATACGCCAGCAACATAAACATCGCCAACAACAGAAAGTCCAGCACCAACAGTTACATT